CGCCGCTCCCTCCGATCCTCCTGCGGCGATCCGCTGAACGTGGTGGTGCAGTTCTGCTTTACGATGTCGAATATCTCATACCAGAGCAGATTGGACTGCTTCTGAAACGCCTGTCCCATCTGGACGAAGGGGCTTGCAATCGCGCCGCCTGTGGTCGGATGCTTGCCAATGAGCCCGTATTGACTCATTGCTTCCTCACATTGGATGAAACGGGCAAATGCCTGTGCGTAGCTTTCGATGAGACGAGGATTCACGAGACGCTCACAGCCGCGCTCCTTGAGCCACAACCATGTTTCGCGAAAAATCTCATCCGCACCGAGCGGCTTGCCATTGCGTTGCCGTGCCGACAGGAACTCGCTCGGCGTTGGCATCTCCTCACCATAGAGGTCGGCGGCATCCACAAGGTCTGTGCCATCCAACTCCGTCATTGGGAATTCCATGATGTGCGCTGTGCGCCCGCCCGCAATCTTGTCTGCCAGTGGTTCGGGCTTATCTCCCGCCCGGATGCGCCGTCCTCCGCGATTTGTACCGTCACGCGCCATCTTCTCGCCTCCTTCCCTTAATACCCTGTTTGAACCGACGTTTTTGTGCGTGCGCCCCCTCCCCGGTCCAGTAACGGCGCGGTTTTAGAGATTTGACCGCCCCCAAGGGGTCTAGCAGTCGCCACTGCCGCGCTGGTGAATCCGCTCGTGGCAGGAGACGCATAACGACATCAAGTTGCTCTCATCGTGTGTACCGCCGTCGGCGAGATGTCGAATATGATGCACAAGCGTCGCAAGGACATATCTCCCCCGCTCTTTGCACATCTCACAGAGCGGATGCCCTACCAAGTGACGGTCACGAATCCTGCGCCACGCGCTGCCATACCTCTCGTGCTGATCGTACCCACGCGTGAAGTGGTCATAGTGTCGCTGCATAACTTTTTCGTGCGCCTCACAATAACAGCTTTTTCGGTCTGTAAGATTCGGACATCCTGTCATGCGGCAGGGGCGTTTCGGCTTTCTCGGCATCACGTTTCTCCATCAAAAAAGCCCTCGCGGAGAATTGATTCTCCGAGAAGGCTGAACCAGTTTTCTATTTTCGCTGAGTGTATCATATCACTGTCAAGGCAGTGACATCAAGACGACATCGACTGCCATTTAGTGACATTTAGTGACATCGGAGAAATATTTTTCAGTCCGATGCCGTGAAGGCGATAGATTTGTCGCAGTCCGAGCTTCATCTCCGTCGCAATCTCCGCCCACGAACGGTATCTCATATAGCGGAGATACAGGACACGCCGTGACTCTTTGTCCTCCACCTGCTGTATTGTTTCGTAAATCTCGGAGCGAAGATCAACGAGCCGATCAATCTCGGCATCGATCTTCTCTTCCCGCTCGATGATTTTTGCAATGGTGTCGGAAAGCTGAGACGTATTCCTCGTTGCATTGCTCGGCATTCCCGTAATCACGGCGGTAGTCTTTTCTGCCATGCTGCGAAGAACAGCGACCTCCTCCAACATACTCTGGATTTCATTGTCGATGGTCCATGCCTGACTGAGATATTCCTTTGCCGTCACACAAATTCCCCCTCCAACTTTTCAAGTAGCCACTCTCTATCTATGCGCGTCAGCTGGCCGAACCATGCGGAACGAAAGAACCGCTCTGTCTCAGAGCGCATCGCTGCCGCCGCAACATTCTCCGCCGCTTTGCGAAGAACCGTCCGCGCCCACCGATAATCCTTTGCCGCCTGTTCGATGATTGCATTGGCAAGAACCTCACAGTTCATCATGGGAAGCCACCTCCAGATTCGCTTTAACGGCTTCAATCAGTTCTGCCTGTGTCTTGTCCTTCCGTTTCAAGGCACGAAGGATTCTCTCGTCAATCGTGCCCTCGGCGATGATGTGTCGCACCACCACAGTGTTTGCACTCTGTCCCTGCCGATAGAGCCGCGCTACGGTCTGCTGATAGAGTTCCAAGCTCCATGTGATGCCGAACCAGACAAGGGTCGATCCACCGCTCTGAAGATTGAGACCGTGACCTGCGCTCGCTGGATGGATGAGGGCAACGGGGATTTCTCCGCGATTCCAATAGTCAATTGACTCATCACTATCTAGCCTGACACACGGGACACGCTTTTCTATGCGCTCTGCATCATGTCGGAACCAGTACACCACGAGGAGCGGCTTGCCGTTCATGCTCTCGATGATGTCTTCCAAGGCATCAAGTTTGCGGTCATGTATATTCAGTGTTGCCCCATCGTCGGTGTAGACTGCACCGTTTGCCATCTGCGCGAGTTTCCCGGACAGGACACCGGCATTTGCCGCCGTCACCTCATCGCCTTTCAGTTGGAGGACAAGCTGCTCGCACATTTCGGTGTATATCTTCTTCTCAGCCTCATCCATGCGGACGCTGTATTCGCTCTCAATCAGCTCCGGCATTTTGAGGTGATCGGCGGCTTTCATGGAGATGGTGATGTCGGAGATCTTCTCATAGATTCGCTCCTCGGCTCCGGGCAAGGGAACGTAGGAGAAGACCACCTGTCCGTTGCGCTTGTCCGGTTTGAAGTAATCTTGCCGATACTTCGTGATGAACCGTCCCAGACGCTCTCCCATGTCCAGAACCTTGAACTCTGCGAACAAGTCCATCAAGCCGTTGCCAGATGGCGTTCCCGTAAGGCCTACGACTCTCTTTGCCAAGGGACGAACCTTCATGAGCGCCTTGAAGCGTTTACTGCCCCAATTCTTGAAGGACGAGAGTTCGTCAATCACGATGGCATCGTAGGTGAAGTCTGTTTTCTCCACGAGCCACGACACATTCTCACGGTTGATGATGTAGAGGGAGGCAGACTTGCGTAAAGCCTCCCGCCGCTCTTTCTCCGTTCCGACTGCGACGGCATAGCGGAGATGCTTCAAATGTTCCCACTTTCCGATCTCCTGCGGCCATGTGTTCCGTGCCACACGAAGCGGCGCGATAACGAGAACGCGAGAAATCTCAAAATGGTCAAAGAGCAAGTCATTGAGGGCTGTAAGCGTAATCACCGTCTTTCCAAGTCCCATATCGAGGAGTACGGCAGCAGTTTTATGGCTCTCGATAAAGTCGATGGCGTACTGTTGGTAATCATGCGGTATGAACTTCATGGGGCATCACCTCCTAACGCATCTTGATTTATTTCCGAAACACTTCCTGCAGCACATCCACATGGTAGGTATTCACCATGCCATATTTGGCATCGTACTCCTTGCCGATGTGATAGCCCTGCTTTCTGGACATTGCCGAGGCTCTGCGTCCAAGCCTTGCGGCGGCATCCCGACCCACTCCCCGGATTCCCCTGAGGTTTGCATAGCCGATGATGGTGTAGTGGTGCTCATCGATAGTCATCTGCTTGGACTCGACCTCGAGAAGCCGCTCGTCCACCTTGTCGATACGGGCATTTGCGGCCTTGATTGCTTTTGCCTGCTCCACCATTCGTTGTGCACTGTAGAGGAGGAATTCCTCAGGCGTCATATTCTTCATGGGATTGAAGTAGCTTTCTTCCAGTTCATCAAAAACATCCCATGCCCGCTCCGTCCCCAGCATCTTGCTATGGCGAGCCGCACCTCTCTTTGTCCAGAGATACAGATGACGTGTTTTCGGGGATATTTGCAGTTCGATATTTTCGACCTGCAAGCGGAAGGTCTGTAAATCCTGCCCTTCCAGAACAAAGAAGTGCTTTCCCGCAATAAACCGCACACGGTTGTTGCTGAAGTTCTGCTGAATCTGCTTCGGAGCGCATCCATACGCCTCAGCAAGCTGCTCCGTGGTCATGACACGGATGTTGTTATGTTCCAATACCGTAAGTTCATTCATGGTCAATTTCCTCCAATACGCTGTCAATTTGATTTATCTCGTCAATACCATACCCCTTGAACCCAAGCCGCCGAAGCAGTCTGTGACGGGCAAGCTGCAAGGCTCTCGGCTTCTTCCCCGGTGCTTTCAGTTCCACAAAGCCCATTCTGCCGCCGGGCAAAAGTACCAGTCGGTCGGGCATTCCATCGAATCCCGGTGAGGTAAACTTGGGTGCGATGCCTTCCATCGCCTTGGTTCTTGTTGCAAGTTCCTGCTCAATGTGTTTTTCTCTCATCGTTTTTCCCTGTGACGACAGTGACTAAAAATCCTATACGCGCGAATATGCGTGCGTTTTCCCCTTATGGGTATATATTTACTGTTTTTCTCTTATATAGAATTTACTGTCTTGTCCGTCACAAATCGTCATAACTGCCATGAAACACGGCAATGGAAGTGTGACAACTTTTACCTGCGTTGTCACACGAACCACCTTGTCACGCCGTCTTGTCACATCTTTTTATAAAGCCGCTGAAGACCGTATATCGGAATGCGCCGCCTCGTTTCAGGTCGCGACCAGTCGGGAAGCCTTGTCATAATCGCAGATATGGCATAACTGTCCGCAGGTTTGATGTCCTCCTTCGCTTTGCCGAAGCATTCGCACCATATCTCGATGTTGGAAACGGTCTCCCGGTGCATCGTTCCTTTGGCATTCAGGAGACCGTCCGGATCTTGCACATAATCCCTTCTCTGATGCACGTCCATCGTGTCCCATGTCTCCGGCAGAAGCATATCGAGATAACGTGCGACAAGACCTTCGCGGTCATCCTGCTCCATCGCCTCGGACTGTTCCTTCCTGGCATAGTCCTCCAATGTGTGGTCGAGAAACAGTTCCTCTCCGGCATTGGAAAGAACGATGACCTCCGCCCAGATTTGATCCACCGTCTCTTGGTCAAGATCCCAAGGCTTCATTCTCCCCTCACCCGTAACCTTGACGTTCCAGAACCTACGGTTGCCCGTGATGTCGCGAAGATACCCGTTCTCGCTGTTGGTCGTGCCGAAAAAGATGCACTGTCTCGGATGAGGTGTGACCCGTCTGCCGAAAGAGGCGCGGTACTTATCATCCTGCCTCGATACAAACGCCTTCACCTTCTCAAGCTCCGCTTTACGCATACCTGCCATCTCGCCGATCTCGTGAATCCAGTAGCCCTGCAGCTTCTCCGCTGCCGTCTTGTCGTTCATGTCGGAAAGCGTCAGGCTGTCGGCGAACCACTCCATGCCGAGTTTAGCGATCAGCGTGGATTTCCCGATGCCCTGATTTCCGTTGAGCACTGTGATGTAGTCGAATTTGATGCCGGGATGATAGATACGCATATATGCCGCGCAAAGTGCCTTTCTGGTCACAGCGCGGACGTAGGCGTTGTCCTGCGCCCCCAGATAATCAATCAGGACGGTATCCACTCTCGGCATCTCGTCCCACACCGGCAGACCGTCGAAATACTCCTTGATCGGATGGTAGGAGCGGTCATCTGCGGCCTTGGTCACGGCAATGTCATAATTTCTCTGTGAAAAGGATCCGTAGCTTGCGTCAATATAGCAGATGAGCTGTGCATCGTCCGCATCCCGCCAGAACCGTGCAGGATGTTTCCACGGAACTGCGCCGCGAATCTCCATGCCGTCCGCCAGCTGGTTGAACACGATGTTCTTCATGTACGGATCGTTCTCCATGATGAGCCGGATATTGTGGAGGTTGTTCTCTAGCACGCCGTTCTTATTGCGCTGCAGACGTTTCTTCCACTCGTCATCGACAGATTCCGCAAAGTCTTTTTCTGCCTCACTCAGTCGCTCGTTTGCCGCCACGATCTTGACCTCATCCTGCTGCATGGCAAAATCGCACATGGCGCGGAAGGATGCCTTATCATCCAGATCACCGAACTTGTGGATGCGGACGATGTCGAAGGCATTACAGAGTTTCAGATATGCCGGGTCTTTCGCATGGTGGGAATAGACAAACTTTTCATCCTTGATCTCCACGCCCGCAATACTGCCGGAAGCGATGAGATGCCAGCGGCTTTCGCTCTCGGTCGGCTCGTATATGTCGGCAAGAAAGGTCTCAAGAGCACGGGTGACAGGAAAGAATACCCGGTTGAAGATTCCGACCGTGCCTTCTTTTTCAAGAGGATCCTGCACCTTCTGCTGCGTAACCTGATTCGCCTTGCTCTCACGGGAGGATGTGGGAAGCCTCGTCGGATCCGTCCATTCCGGGTGCGCCGACAGGATTGCATCCGGGTCGAGCCATTCCTTTTCCACTTCCTTGAAAACAAATACGCCGTTCTGCGGAGAGGACGACCAGTACATCAGCTGATTCGGCTGATAGGAGCATTCATCGAAAAAGTCGATGCCCAGCATCTGTGCCAGATACCTGGATACTGCCACGAACTCCTCCGAGGTGACATCCCGCAGCAGCGGGAACACCAGTCTTACGCGTGGATTCATCTCCGTACTGGAATGCGTGGTGTAAAGGCACGAAGTGTACGGTGCATTCTGTTCATAGGCATCAAGGAATGCTTTGTCAATGCGGTCGCCGTCCAGCGCGATCATCGAGCGCAGTTCCACGGCATCAACCTTGCGGCGACCGCCTTTCAGCACACCGCCGACAAATCCACCGTGGTCTTTTGCCGCATCTCTCTGTGCCTTTGACATCTTTGCGTATTCTTCCGCAGATTCCGCTGTGCGGATGGTGACCTTGAGCCGCTCCTTCAAATCCTCGTACCGAATGGTTTTATTCACCCAATTCTTTGCCTGACGGCTATTTCCGTAGGCAATCGCCAAGTCTCTCATCTGTACCTCCTCGGTCTCTCGCCGTGTTCGAAACGTGCCTGTCTCGCGATTTTCCTAGCTTTGTAAACTCGCGCACTCACGAAGTCCTTATAGCTGTACCTTCCGTATTCGTTTGTTTCCATCGGGATATACTCGGAGTTCTCGCTGAATGTCGTCAGGAAACTGCGGTCACGCCTATCGTTATAGGCAAAGAGGCACGGCTCTCGTGTTTCCGGATGGAGACCAATTGTTACGGGGTTATCGTAGCAGCCGGCACTGCCGTCGTTACTTTCTTGACAGAAGATATAAAGGTCATCGTCCATAGGATCGCCAAAGGCGATGATACCCGCCCAATCATCGGTCCACTGACCGTTTGATATTTTCCAGATAGCCTTTTCCCCTTCATCTGTCCCTTTGGCACTGTTTCTCTTCACCTCGAAGTAACAGTGAAAATCGGGAAGATAAAAATCCGGAAGATACCATGAACCATCACTGAGGATGATGCCCTCCGGCTCATACTCCCATCGGACGCCACAGGCATCGAAGAACACTGCCCATCGCGCCTCCAGTCGTGAACGGAAAAGATAGCCCTTGTATTCTGTCTCAATCACCTTCATGGCGAAACCTCCTCGCACTTCGTTGTGAAATAGCGAATATTCTTTTGCAGCCGCTCGGCATGAGCGATCTCCGCTTCCATGCCTTCGGTGATCCTCTCGCCAAATACCCATATCTCGCCACACAGCTTCATAAGCTCGAAGTTCATGAGCATCGCCTTCCCACGCTCGTCGATCTCTGACAGGAACTGCGGAAAATACAGATGTGGGGCAATCGGAATGCGCCCCCTGCTGACAGCAAACTTACAGTACTGTCGCGCCCGCATAACGTTGACGCGCGGATTGTCCCGATAGGGAGAGCAGATATAAACAAATCTGCCCTCCCGGCTTACCTTAGTCAGAGCGGCGTATGCCGTAGGGTCGGCATAGCCCTCGTGGTTTCTGCGCTCGATCATTTCTCACACCGCATCTTTCGGCTGCATTCCGTGCAGCAGATCGCCGTACCGAAGAGGTCAAACTCCGCATCGCCGAAGAACTCGTTGAGATCAACGGGCACTTCTGCTCCGCAGCGCGGACAATGGCAAAAGACATTCTCGTCATTGATTTCCACCGTGACCTCCAGAGCGTCATTGATGTTTTCCTTGACATAGAACATAAGATTTCCTCCCTTTGAAAACAGATTAGTTCCTCTCATCAGTAAGAGGACGAACCGAGAGGTTTTGGTCACCAAAAATCCTCCCAATTTTCTGGGAGGATGGAAATTAGTCTTTCTGATATAATTGGCTCTCGAAGCCGTCGGCGCGGAGCAGGAGTCCTTCTGCCCAAGGCGGGGTTCGCGCCATCTGCTCACAAACGGCAGAAAGAGAAACTCGCTCGTCGCATTCGATGATGAGTTCATCATGGACGTGTGCGACAATATCCATCGTTCGCAGCGTCTGCATGGCATAGCAGAGAATGTCGCGACTGATCGCCTGCGTGATATTCTCCACGAGCTTCGAACCGTAGGATTCAATCCGCGCCCACTTTTTTGAGAGATCCAGTCCCATGTAGGTGATGGATTCACCACCGAACTGATTCTCGCCGATGCGGGGCTTCACATAGGCAAGTCTGCGTCCGCTCGGTAGTTCGATGAACATCATGCTGCCCTGATAGATGAACCGGATACCATGTGTGACCTTCGTGCTGCGCTCCTTAATGCAGTCCTTTGCGGCTTGGTCGACTGCCCACCAGAAATCCACGATATGCGGATTTGCTGCACGCCAAGCATCCACGAGGGGTTTCAGTTCCTCTTCCTTCATCCCGGACTCCAATGCCCCGAATGCCTTCAGCGCACCAACGGATCCACCATAGCCGCAGTTGTGGACTAATTTCCCCGATACGGTAAAACGGTGATGCTTTCCGGCATTTCGGATGTCATAAAGTCGAGCCGTACGCTGATGATTCTCACCTAGCCGAATTGCCGTCCCTGTTTGTACGAGATGTGCGCCGCAGGAGGCAGCATCTCCAAACTGTATCGGCTGCGCTTTCCCCTCGACCCAGACGAGATGATCTGGGGTTGCTGTAAGACCTTCATAGGTAATTACCTCCCGTTCACCCTTAAAAATGACACCATCATGGCTAACCCAGCTTTCTCCGTCCCAGAGCAAATGCTCCATGCGAACGCACTCAATAGGGACAAGTCCTTCATTCGTAAGGACAAGCTGTCTCTCAGCGATACACGCCAGTTCTGCCTGTTTCCCTTTTTGCCGAAGATGCCCGTTCTCGCCGTGTTTCACCACATTGCAGTGGAACATTCTGCCTGCTGTGGCGCAGTAGATGTCGCCGTTACCCTCAAAAACATCCATGCGCCATCGCTCCTTGGCAAGCCATGACAGTACCCGTGCTTCGATGGCAGCAAAGTCGGCGACAATGAATTTTCTGCCATTCTTCGGAATAAAGGCTGTGCGGATAAGCTGCGACAAAACGTCCGGAACGGAGTCATAGAGTATTTCCAGTGCATCATAATTTCCCTGCCGCACGAGATCACGGGCGCACTCAAGGTCGGCGAGATGGTTCTGCGGAAGATTTTGTAATTGAATGTGGCGTCCACTGTTTCCTGTAATCCAAACTTTTCCATTTCTCCTCACGAGAAAATATCC